TTTCTTCTAGCTCTCATAGTTTTCATGTTATCTACAAGAGAAGTCCAATCTGATTTTTTTCTTAAATAGTCATTATGTTTACCATAACTGTCTATAGATATTTTCATAACAAATTCTTTAAAATGATCAAAGTAATCTCTAAAGTTATATCCGTCCATATCAAATACAGATAAGTTTGTTTTGTATATTAAATCTATACCTTTTGAATAACCTGTTGCTACTAATTTATCTAATAGTTTATAATGATTTACCATAACTAAAGGTTCGCCACCAATTAGTTTGATTGATCTAGTAAACTTTGCTACAGAGGCAACATCGTCTAAATATCTTTCATCATCATGTTTCATTGTATTCATTCTTTCGCCATCTTTAGGGTCTAAATCTGGATCATATACTTTTTTTAATTTTTTTAGTGAGAGAGTTCTAGTGTTAGCACTTCTTGGTGTACACATATAACAATCTAAATTACAAGCATTACCAAACATTTTCATTTTAATATCTAGTATTCTTTCGTCAAAATCTTTTATATCTCCTTCGTCCATGAATTTTTGAACAGCTCTTAATAACTCTGGTACTTTACTATCAAATGTACCTGCTAGTATTTGTTCGGTATATTTTTGTCTGTCTGAACGACCATATTTTTGTTCTTGTTTCCAACAACCTGTACAGTGATGTCTAAAGTATTTGGGATCCCAATCTTCTTTCAACATTTCTGCTCTTAATTTGTTTTGATAATCGGAAGTATACCATTCTTTAATAGTTGTATCTTCCATATTGTGGCCAGTTCTTGCTAGTGCGTCATAACAAGGTGCATATCTACCACTTAAACTAGAGAATACGTGTGTGAAAGGTAAAGGACAGAACCATAGTTTTTTATCCTTTAATTTTTGTTCAAATTCTTTTTTCTGTTTCTCATTCATACTAACTATTTATCCATATCTTATAAAGTGGACTTTCTGGTAGATTGTGTATGGCACGATTCGGACCTGTGTAGTGAACAACCTTTAATCTTTCATCTGGTTCATCTAGTATCATATAATCTGTTTTAAATGTTTTTGCATATAGTTTATTTAAACCTATCATATCTTTTTTATTTTCTGTATACTTTCCTAACCATTCAGGTGGTGTTAACGTAAGTTTACTTTTCTTTTCAAAGATTTTCCAATCAACATAGTTTTGTTCTCCATAATATTTAAAATGTACTTTACCTGTATTGTAATAATGCAATTGCCAATAAGGAGGATTAAGTGCAAAATCATCCCATATATGCTTAAACTGTCCTGATTTAAATTTATAGAAACCACCATTTAATGGTAAAATATTATTATCTTTTAATTTTTTTTCTTCGCCGTCTTTTGTTTCATTGTTCCACCAAGTACCATATGATACTAACTCATCATCGCCAACAGGATGACCTATAAGTTTATCTATATTACCTACTATAACTTGATCTATATCCATTATAATAATTTCATCACCTGGTTGTTGACCACCAAATAAAGGACTGAAATATTTTAGTTTGTGCCAGTGTTTTACAACACTACTATGATGATTATATGGTAATACTATATCTGCCTTTACGTTAGGGTCGTCACTTATACAAATAGATTGAAAAGGTATTGTACTATTTCTTTTTAGTCCATCATAGAAGTTGGCAACATAGTCTGGTGTATATGTTCCTTTGAAATAAACAGTGCAGATTTTAAGCATTTATATTTCTCCAGATTATATCAAACTTTTTATTAATGGCATGTATGAGTTTAGCTTTTGGTGGAATAAAACCTTGTGTATCAAAAAAATAATGCCAATCTTCATCTAGCCATTGTACTGGTATATTATTTTCTTTTAATTTAACAGCAAATATTGTTTCATTATCATAACCAAAATATTTTGCAATTTTCATAGGAAAGAAATCGTCTTGTCCTATAAGACCTGTCATAAGGTCTAAAGTTTGTTTAAAATCTGTGAAATAATCTAGTTTTTTTAAATGTTCTCTATTAATACCCACTATACCTGTATTAATAACATCATTTTTTGGACTTAATCCTTTTTCTATCAACATTGCTTGAGCATTATAAAATTTTGAGTTAGGACTTCTTATTGTTTGTGTGTTCTCCGTTATTCTATGAATAGGACTTACTCTTTCATTATTATTCTTAACGGCCACACCTTTTGATAAGTCAAATACTTCAAAAAAGTTTTCTGTTGTGTTAGGTACAACATCAAAGTCTAGATATAACACCTCGTCATAGTCTTTAGCAAATTCATATAGTAAATGTATCTTAAAAAAGTTAACTATGTTATAACTTGTAATTTCTGGATAAAACTCTCTCATCCATTTGTAATAATCAACATAACTAGTTTTTAAACCAGCACATTTTGTATCATTTTCTACCATAGTAAAATCTACACCTATTTTTTTGGCATATTCTACTTTACAGTCTACTAACTGTTGGTAGTTCTTTTCAAATTCGTTTTTAGTATTATAGTTTGTAAACTCGGCATCCTTTTTTTTAATATGCTCGTCAAACGTATCTAATTCTTCTTTTGGAATATTAATGTATAAACTAAATATTTTTCTTTTCATTTTTCGCCTCTTCCCATGACATAATCGGATCAGGATTACCTTCCATTTTTCCTACTATGATAAATCTTGTACCTCTATAATCTGTTACCTTTTCCTCTGATAATACAGTTGCATTACTTGGTAATTGTTTTTTAAATTGTTCTATGTTATCTACACAATTAATATGGCCTTCAATATCATACATGTTGTTAGATGTAAAAGCAAAGTGTGTTGGCGATGTTCTTCCCCACCAAGGATTTTTCATTATTGGTGCTGGTCCCCATTCTTTCATTGGTTTCATATGTTCGCAAGATGTATTAATAAACAAATCAACACCATCGTACTGATCTCTATATTTTTCAAATACATCACCTGTAATCCAATCAATATTCCATTCTGGAAATATTCTATATTTTGATCTACTAATTACTTGTGCGTCTGTATCTACACATACTATTTGTTTTACTTTATGATAAAAGGCAGGTATTAATATACTGCCATACCAACTACCAAATATAACTATTTTTGAATCTTTATTTAAAAAATCTAATTTATTTACAGATTCAATAAGTTTCATTTTAGTATTGAATTGATTAGGACTTAACGAATCTAATAGATCGTCATTCTCTCTAATCTCTGCCATCATATTTTTTAATATTTCTAAATCAATCATTTTCTGTAAATATAATCATTAATAACTAGTATATCTAGTGCAGTCTTTTTAAAAGTTTTTAATGCATTTTCTGGTGTTTCTACTATTGGCTCTTGACAATTAAAACTTGTATTAAGCAACATAGGAACACCAGTAATTTCTCCAAACTCTCTTATAAGTTCATAAAATTTACTGTTATCGTTTTTATTAACTGTTTGTATTCTAGCTGTACCATCAACGTGAGTGATACCTGGTATTACTTCTTTCATTTCTGGTTTTACTTTACATATTCTAGACATGTAAGGACTAGGTAAATTAGTATCAAAATATTGTTTATAATGTTCTTCTAAAACAGCAGGTGCAAATGGTCTAAAGTCTTCTCTCATTTTTATTGTACTGTTAATGATATCTTTTATGTCTGGATTTCTAACATCAGCCAATATACTTCTATTACCTAATGCTCTATTACCACTTTCTGATTTACCTTGAAACCAACCTACTATTTTTCCATCAGCGATTGCCTGTGCTACTTCTTTATATGAAGTTAATTTTTCATCACCTTTATACCAGTCATATGATTTACCAGCATACAAGTTAGACTTGTGTACATTACCATTGATTGTATAATCAGCGTGTTGATAAGCTCCTATGGCTTGGCCTTCGTCACCGATTGCAGGTGGAACAAATACATTATCATAATGTTCAGTAAACATTTCATTACAATAACCGTTGTATGCAACACCACCAGCAAGACATAAGTTATCGGAAGTTTTTAAAGGATAGACATGTTCTTTAATTCTTTCCATTGTTATTTCTTGTAGTGTATATGCTAAATCATCTATACCATGTTCAGCAATTTTTATTTGTTTCCATTCTGGATATTTTCTTTCTAAAATAGGTCCTTCTAAAATTTGTGTAAGTACATTGTAATAGTAATCGCTGTGTTTACCATAACCAACTTTTCCCATAAGTTTACTTGCACCTAATGTTCCAAATCCTGTTAAGTTAGACATATGATTCCATAACCAACCGATAGGAAGTTTTGATGATAGATCAGTTGCCTTACCGTCTCTATCAAAAAATAAACATCTATATCTTGAGCCAATACCATCAATTGCAAGTACATCACTTTGTTTGTAACCTGAATTTAAAAATGCATAAGCAGCATGTGATTGATGATGATCTATGTAATAGATACCATCTTTATAATGATTTTGCCATAATGTCTTAACTTCATAATCAAAGATTTCATCGTGACCTTTGAATATGCCGTTCCATAATTCTTCTTTTGATTTTCTTACACCACCATATGTGTATGTAAATGCTAGAACACCGTCTTCCGGTTTTTTTAAATATTCTTGTATGAATTGATCGTTGAGAGTATAGTCACCAGGATTTAATATATCTGATTGATGATTATAAGCTTCTGCTCTGTATGGTAAGTTATGTTTAAAACGTGTATGTCTTTCACGTTGATTATGATACTCGCCATCATAAGTATTGTGATCATGTAAGTTTATTGCAACAGCGTAAATTTTCTTCACTTCATTTCTCCTTATCTTATTTATTATAATCCTAACAACCCTCTAATCTCTGGATCAATCATGTCTCTTGTCCATTGAGGCGTCATTGTGACTCTTACATTGCATTTTAGTCCTGGAATACTTTCAACATTCATCTTAACATTATTTACTATTTGATCTGCCGCCGGACAAAAGGCAGACGTTAAACTCATTAACACGTGTACATATCTTGACTCTGTGACTTTAACATCATATATTAAACCAAGTGTGTATATATCTGTAGAGATTTCAGGATCGTATACTTCTTTTAGCACCTCTGTAATTTTATTAATATATATTAACCTAGTTTCTTGATGATCGTTTATATCGCTCAAATCTGTTTTCATTATACATTCAATATGTTAGCATATTTCTCAATAGGAAAATGTCCTTTCGGTTGTACATATTCTTTACAAGTCACACAATATTTTTCATATTTAAATAACTGAAAGTTCATCATCTTATCAATATTTTCTTTAGTCATAGGAAAAGACCTAGACAATTCGGTGTTGTTAGCAAATTTTTTACTACAGTGTACTATGTGTCTTTTTTCAAAGTCAATAACAGGTACCATAGGAAAAGCAGCACACATCTTACGATCTATTTCAGCTGCCTGTTGATGTACTTCTTCTACATCTCCTTTAGATGGTGTTCTACCATTAAACGCTTTGAACATAGTATTTTTGTGTTCTAATTGCTTTTTAAATTCTGGATAGTTAGCTATGTACTTAAAGTAGTTAGGTGTTTTAAGTACTACATTGTAATTATTCATATCATTTGGTGCTAGATAGTCATAATTACCTAATTTTTTAATTTTGTCTGGATAAAAATCTAATGTTAAGTGTTCTACATATAATATTTCAGGATCTTCTAATATTTCTGGATATCTTTTTCTTATAAAAGAGTTAGATAAAACTTGACAAATAAAATTAGGATATTCTTTTATCATAGATATAACTTCACGTAAGTTTTTAATAAGACCTGGCTCTCCACCAAGTAAACATATTCTAACTTTATATTTCTTTAAAGCCTCTAATGTTTCTCTTAAAAAATCTAAATCTACTGTTAAGTTTCTCATTTCTAGAGTATAACTTGTACAATAGTGACAGTCTTTATTACAAGACATTGATAAAAAGAAATCTATTGCCAAATAGTTCTTTTGTGCATATGTTAAATCAAATTTCATACTACTATTTATCTTTCATCCATTTATTGTCATCCGACCAGTCTTTTGAATTTAACCATTTTTTCTGCGTCAAATTTTCTGGTTCTGGATCCTCATCTTCGTTTGTCACAACCCAATTAACAACTTTATCAAAATCTGGTTTAGGGTCTAAATGTGTTTGATTAGTTCTTTCCATAAACTGCCATCTAAAAAGTTTACCAACACCTGTTGACATTATAATATGTGGCTCTTGATCTACATATGGTATATGTGGCCAATATTTTTTAAATTGTTTAGGAAAACAAGAAGTAAAAGATACATCTAAACCTTGTTCACAAAGTAAACCTGTTAGTGTAGAACAAAATAGTCCACACTCAAAAGAAATTAACGTATTTATTACTTCTAACTTTTCTTCAAATTCTTGTTCCGGATGATGGCTATCTTCGTCAATGGCCATTTTATTAAATTCATTTGATTCACAAACTCTAGACGTAAATATAAAAACATATGGTGCTGTTATTATATGTTGATAGTTTCTATTTACAACATGTTTAGAATGATCTAGATAACCACTTTTCATAGCGTCATCTTCAACTTTGTGGTGATTCTTAATACACAATTTCCATATTCTTTCTTTTTCAGCCTGATCCTCTGGACCGATAACATTTACTCTGTAAGGCATGTATTGTTGTTTAGAAGGAGTTAGTTGCCATGCCTTCTTCAAACATTCATTTACAGTTTCTTTACTTGGTATATTTTTGTCATCATATATCCAAACGTGTTTTCGTTTTTTAAAAGTTTCGTATATATTACTTTGTGTCATATGGTGAGTCGTGTTTTTGGTCCTTTGCTAATTGTATTCGTCTTTTTAATTCTTCTCTATTATCAGTTGAAGTGCCTGGTGTATCTTTAACCCAATTTATTATATCTTCAAAGTCTGCTTTTCTATCTAAATCCCAATTACTTCTTCCGTTTTCTATATCAGGACCATTTTCTTTCATCCATTGCTCTTTGTAATATTTACCATAACCTATAGAACATGTTAATAATGGTATAGTGTTAACAAAAGGTACATCGTGCCACTTTTCTACTCTTTTTGGAAAACAAGTTGTATATGTTATGTCAATACCTTGTTCTACTAATATACCTGTTAATGAAGCTGCAAATAATCCAACTTCTATACTTGTTGCTTGTGCCAATGTTTCGTGTTGATCTGAAAACTCTGGTTCACTAAAGTGACCGTCTTTAGCAATACACTTTTTATTCCATTCATTTGTTTTTTCTGGATCAACAGTTCTAGATGTAAATACTATTACATATGGAGCGTCTGATAAATGTTGATATGTTCTATTGACTTTAAATTTTGTTTCTGCTAATTGTTTCTTTTTATGGGCTCTGATTTCTACATCATGGTGGTTAATCATCGCCTTATCCCATACTTTTAGTTTTTCATCGTCAAATTCTTTTTCTGGTCCTAATATATTTACTTCATATGGATAATAATTTTGTTTTGATGGTGTACAGTGCCAGGCATGCCATAGTGCGTCTGTAATTGTTTCTCTGTTAGGTATCTTATCTTTATGATACTCTATAACGTGTTTTCTTTTTTTAAATATTTGATAGGTTTGTGTAGTCATTGTTTTTTATTCCTTCTAATATTTCTTTTGCAATTGCCTTGTGTCCTAGTTCGTTAGGGTGGTCGTCTAATTCTGACACTTGCAAATCTTCTTTTTTTCCATACTTACTTTTCATTTGTGTTATATCTAACATATTGTCGCCATCTAGATAAGAAGAAAGAGGCCAGTTTATAAAGTTATTTATATAATCCTTATAGTTAGTTATTTCTTCACAAATTTTTGTTAAATCTCTTTCTTTGTTTTTGAGTGTTTTATACGGCACTACATTATCTGTTAATTCAGGATTTAATAATATATCTTCTTCGGTGGGTTTTAGTCCTTGATACATATTCTCAAATAAATTTCCCATTTGAAAATGACAATAAGGTAAGTTATATCTTTCGCATAGTGTTTGAAAACTTATCATATATCTCATAGATTTTTTTACAAGATTTAATAAATCTGATTGAGGATCAACTCTTAAAGAATGCCAAGTGCTAAACCAACCTTTTTGATAGTCTTTTCTATGAGATTGTGTCCAACCAGCTATAACCATACCTATTTCTTCTTTAGGTGTTTTCATTATTTCATCTTGTATAGTACTATAAATGTAATCATTGCCTTGACCACCTTTACCTAAACAAATTAGTTTCATACCTAATTCTTTTGCAACAAGTTCAGGCCATTTTGGATAAGAAAAGTCCCATGTAGGATGGCAGATTGATTCAAAATTTATATCTGAACAACTATCGCCACTAACTATTAATTTTTTCATAAAATAATTTATTAAACGCTATTTTCAATTTTTGTTTTGGTTCTTCTTTAAAGTTTAAAGGTCCGTAATCATATTCGGGCATTAAATAAGTTTTCTCTACAATATACTCATACACTGGTTCATGTTCTTTGTCAACTAGTGTTTCGTCAAAAATGTCACTAGTACCTAATGCTCTTTTCATCATCTGACAAGTCTTAATAAGATTTTGATCTGCTACAGGAACAGGATTGCCTTTACTGTCTATATAACTAACTTGATCTAATTTTTCGTTTGCTATTATTTCAATCATAGATTATTTAATATACCATTACAAGTATCTTTTATTTCCTCATCTGTTAACCATGGATGTATAGGTAAAGTTAATATAGTTTTACTAACATTTTTGGCATTTTTACAATTGTCACTTCTATGTTCTATATTTTTATACATAGGTCTTTCTGAAATAGGTTTTTCATAGTGTACTTGAGCACCTATCTTTTGTTTTATTCTATCTCTTGCCTCGCCACCTTCAACAGGATCTCCTTCATCAAATCTTATAATATATTTGTGATACGTATGATTGAGACCGTTAGTTGGTTTGTGTACGTACATATAACCATCTAATTGTTCGTCATATTTTTTTGCTATGGCTTGTTTTGCCTCAATATATTGATTTAATTTTTTTAATCTATAATCTATAAACTTTGCGTTAAAGAATAACATTTTAGAGTTATATCCTAATACCTCGTGGTTACCATGTTTTCTTAATTTGATACACATATCAGCGTAGTCTTTGTTATCTGTCAATACCACGCCACCTCCGGCGATCCCACCTATTGTTTTGTTCGCATTAAAGCTTATTGTACTTAATTCTCCTAGAGTACCTGCTTTAGTGCCATTAAGACTAGAACCTATGGCCTGAGCTGCGTCTTCTACAAACGCTATATTTTTCTCTTTACAAAATTTTAATATCTCTGTCACATCTGACATACTACCAAATAAATGTGGATAGACAATTGCTTTTACTTTGTCTGAATACATACGTTTGATACTGTCAAGTGATATATGATAAGTGTATGGGTCTATATCACAAAATACTGGTGTTGCACCTACCATAGATATACAAGACGCTGTTGATATCCATGAGAAGTTGGTTGTTAATACTTCGTCTCCTGGTTTTACACCTAAACATTTTAAAGAAAACATTAAAGCGTCTGTACCGTTTTGACATGCAACGGCATATTTTCTTGGTATTATACTTGTGATTGTTTTTTCTAGAAACTCTATGTTTTGTTCCTGATTTTCTTTCATGCATTCATCAAAGAGTTTAGTATAGTTCTCTTTGTCATGCTCATATTCATATTTCCATGCGTCCATTATTTTATATCCTTTGCTACTTTTTTACCTTTTTCAAAATACGTTTCAACTTTTACTGCGTCATCTTCTTGTCTTGCTTTACAATGATGAAGACACGTTTTCAATATACTATTTATGTTGTCTCCTATATCTCTAGCCTGGATCAAGTCATTTTCAAACTTCTTCCATTCTTTCTGATCTAGTATGTCATCTATACTATTATGATCTTCTAACTTACTAACTTTATAAAGAGGTTGATACTTTTCATCTTTTGTTGTTTTAGGGTGATCACACCAACAACAAGGTAATAGATGACCTCTGTTATCTATCGCCAAAGGCATAGGCACAAAGCTTTTATCGTCTGGATCAGGCAGACATTTAGGTTTAATTTTTATATACATCGTTTTTAGATTTTAAAGCTTTTGTTGGCATAAAAGGATCGTCATCACTCAACCACCTTGAAGACTCTACAGATATAAAACTTAATCCTTCGTCTTCAGCCATTTTTTTACAAGTATCAATATCATTTTCATTATAGTTAAATCTTATACATTGCCATACAGGTGTACTTAATAAATGTTTCTTAGCCTCTTTCATTATTTCAAACATTTTCTCCCCATCTTGGTTTTTCCTATACTTGTGGCTGTCTTTTGGTAAACCGTCACAAGCAAAAATCCAAACTGCTTTAGGGTTTGCTTTCCAAGATTTAATATACCAAGATATTGGTTTAGCTGTAGCTGCATTATGAACAAATACCTCTGGCACATCTTTTAATTCTTTCATTATCTCATTAAATTTAGGGTGATGTACAGGATCAGATAACTGACCACAAAAAGCAACATCTTTAAAAAACTTTGCAATCATTTTAATTTCTTTTATAGTTAAGTCACGACCATGTGGTACTAGGCCGTTATTAGTAAAAGATGTTTGCCTTTGACAATTAGGACATTCAAGAGGACACCTATGTGTCACATCTAAATTTAATCTACGTCTTTGTTTAAAGTATGTCATTCATTGCCTTTATAATAACTTCTATATTTGGTTTGTTAACAGGATCAGTAAGACAGTTTGCTGGTCTTTTATAGTAAATAGGTCCTGCGTCTTTAATATTTTTATCTCTTGCATATATAAAATTCATTCCAAAGAAACGACACTCTTGCATTAATCTTGGTGCCGGATCAAATGTATGTTTAGTATAAACGTAAGTATCAAACATGCCTAATAAATTCTTTACAGGTACAAATACATGATTTAAATTATAATCTATGTACTTATCTTTATATGCCAAGATACCATGATTTTGGTATTTGTGAATATGTTTTTTTAGTTCAGTATAATAACTTTCGTTTGTACCTAAAAACAAATATTTAAACTTAACTTCTCTGACTATAGGTTTATATACACTGTAGTTAATAATCTTTTCAAATTGTCTACCAACACCATTAGTATAAACTTCATGGTCGCATAAGTCAATTACTTTTTCTGGTTTAAAAAATTCTAGTGCTAAAGGATATTCTTTTGGATGATTTTCTGAATATACTGATATAAGAGGTTTCTTAAATAACAAACGTAAAGTTAATTGTGTGTCTTTATCATAATCTTTAATACTCTTATATGCCAGAGTTATCATACTTCTACCCATGATTAAATTTACATCAGCTTCTTCATAATCAAAATACACATGTTTGAAATGTATATACTTTTCTGTTAAGGCCTCTATGTAAGTTTCTTTGGTAAATTTATAGTGAGGTATAATTATAAGTTTTGCGTTAATACCTAAATCATTTAGATATTGTACTTGCTCAAAGCTATAATGCATTAAGCCGTCACCTGGTTTAGAAGTCACTATTACGTTTAATGTACTCATATATTAATATAACATATTATAAAATCAAAGTCAATGCCAGTTGATTATATCTTTGATTTCTGGTTTATATTCATTATGCTTTTTGTCTCTCCAAAATGGATTATCTTGATTCGTATGTTTATAACCAAGTGCCATAGCAAACATAATTTCATCATCAATAAATTTTAGTTTTTCATCATTCCATCTTTCATCATTATTGTTAGATAAACACAATATATAAGATACGTCTAAACCTTTTTCTAAACATAATGCTGATAGTGTTTTAGCAAACATGCCAATTTCTATAGCTACATCAGCTTCATAATCTTTATATCTTTTAGGATCAGTTAATGGATAATCGTGCCCTAAATTAATTTTTCTTTGTGTTTCTGGATTAGGTTTATCAACAAGTCTTTTTGTAAATACTAAAACATATGGTGCTTGTAGTTCGTGATTTTTGTTACCACCTTTTGTAGAAGAAGACAATTTATATAATAAGTTTTTTATTTCTTTTTTAGACTTATCTAATACGTGTATTTTATATGGTATTAAATTTTGTTTTGAGGCCACACAATCGTATGCTTTTGATAATAATGTTTCAATCATTTCTTTTGATGGCACATTATCTTTAGAGTATACTTTGATTTGTTTTCTTTTTTTTAATATATCTTCAATCATACTTCTATTTATATCTCATATAAATAGTTATATACAGAATGGAGGCTTTATGACCATAAAAGAAACGCATAAAAACTTAAAAAAGAAAGTTAATGAGTTAATCGGTATAAGAAGATCAACTAGAGATTCTAAAAGTTGGTTAGATTTGAGAGAGTTAAAAAAATGGAAATTAAGAGCAAAAGACAAACTGTTAAAAAGTAAAAAATGAAAACATATCAATACGATCTAGAAAAAATCAAACAAGAGTTATCTACTCTGCCAAATTATAACAAACAGTTATACTTACAAGGGTATTCAAAAGACATGAATCCTGAAGAAGGAGCTGGCGATGGCTATGCCATAGATAGCGTAGAACACACTTATAATATACCTCTTTTTGATATACCTTACATTAATAGTATAATGCAAGAACATAAACTTACTAGAACGAGATTGATGAGAATGAAATCAAAATCATGCTATCTATGGCACAACGACTTAACAAAGAGATTACATATACCAATTGAAACACATGAACATTGTTTTTTGATATTAGATAATGACAGATTTCATATATCAGCCACAGGTGAAGCGTATGTGATAGATACTACAAAAAAACATACGGCGTTAAATTGTTCAACAATAAATCGTGTTCATATTGTTGGAGGTTTGCCAAATGACCAATAGATTTCCTACGGCCGATGAAAGATGGCCTAGAGCAGGAGAAGTTATAAAAGAAGATATACTTTATGACGCCGTTATTACATCACTGCCAGGCATGGACAAAAGTAAACCGGCACCTGGTCCTTCTTTTCTAAAAGGTTACCTAGAACCATTAGGTTTTAAAATTAAAGTTATTGACGGCCATATGTATGACACGTTAGATAATATAGAAAAAGAAATATCAAAATACAATTTTAAATGGCTAGGTATATCAGTATTTTCTTTTATGCAAAAAGAAGATGGTTTACAATTAGGTAGAAGATTTGAAAATGTATTTTATGGTGGTTCAGGTGTTGATATTAAATGGCCAACTCCTTATTACATAGTAGGAGAAGGAGAATATGCTTTACGTGAGTTCTTAAACGGCAACTTTGATTATCCAGGTATTAACGGAAAACTACCAGTACAGATAGAAAACATAGAAGACTTACCACCACCAGATTATTCAGACGTAATACAACATCAAAAATATAGAAAGTTTATAATATCAGGATCAAGAGGTTGTGTTAGAAACTGTACCTTTTGTGATGTTGCAAGTATATGGCCTAAATTTAGATGGAAGACAGGTAAAAAAATTGCCGATGAAATGCATACGATATCTGAACAAACAGATATAAACAGAGTACACTTTTCAGACTCATTAATCAATGGTTCTATGAAACATTTTAGAGATTTGTGTAGAGAGTTATCTAGCAGACCTAAAAAGATTAAATGGGAGGCACAGTTTATTGTGAGAGATAAAAAAACTTTCTCACAAGAAGACTTTGACAATCTAGCAAATTCTGGTTGCAATGCTTTAGAAATGGGTATAGAAGCTGGTAATGAAGAAGTTAGAGATCACATGAGAAAAAAGTTTAGCAATGAAGATATAAAATACTTTGTAGAAAACCTAGGAAAACGGAATATTAATATGAAGTTTTTATTGATTGTCGGATATCCTACGGAAACGGAAAAAATGTTTGAAGATACTCTACAACTATTAAGAGACTATGCAAAGTATTCACATTTAATTGCCGTATCTCACCACGTAATGATGACTTTTAAAAATACTCCATTAGATTTTGATCATAGAGAGTTATTTGATAATGAGTTCGGATTTAAATGGAAAAATGAAAACTCTGATTTTGATATAAGATTTGAAAGATTTATAAAAGTATATGAATTAGGAAAAGAGTTAGGTTACCATTTTCAAGCACACTGTTTAGAGAAAATAGAAAGATACAAATCCGATAAACTTAATGAAGATAGAAAGTCTATAGGATTTGCTCACCCTAAAAAGAAAAATCAATTACACGTACAATCTTAAAAAGATTTATTAAATCCTAAAGTAAACTTTCTTCCTTCTTGACTAAATCCATGAGGTGATTCATAATTTTCATCAAGCAGATTTAACAAACTAACACCAAAGTCTATACCATAATAATTATATCCAAGATTTAAATCTAACAAATGTGTTTCAGGCATTGTTATAGTTGACCAATTAGAATTATGTACATCTAAATGTCTGCCTTTATATTTGTAATTAGTAGTTATAGAAAAGTTATTTTCTAATTCTTTTGTATGCATAAAACCAAGAGACCAGTTAGGTCTTCTTAATTGTACTACATCAATTTTTTTACTATTTAAATGACTAATAAAAAATTTAGAATTTTCTTGATTATAACTAAACTCTATACCGTCAGTATTTAAATCGCCAATATCATTTTTAAATATAGTTGTTGCAAAATTATTTTTAGTTAATGTTAACTCTTGTGATTCTCCGTATTCAATAGCAGTCCATGTTGTTTTATCTTTATAACTTGTTGATGTACTACCACTTATACTCAAACCATCTTCTATCTCTTTAAAGAAACCTAATTTATATGTTTCGTGTTCTTCATCAAACCTATGATGATATGAAAATATATTATGTGAAAAATTAAAGAAGTATCCTAAATTATGATGTTGACCTGTTAATGATTCATTATGTTTGTAATCAAAACCAAATCCATATTTTTGTTTTTGATGTGTGCCTCTTATAGTATAGTTTTCACTTTCATAATGAGCATTATCATAATCTCTATCATATTCGTGTGTATGAAAAGTTAAACTGTTATTTAAATAATCAACACCTGTTTGTAAGGCAAAGAAAGTATTATCTGCCCATTTGCCGTCTTGTATAGAAACATTATGACCATCTATGTCAGTGAAAGTGTTTCTTGCAAACCAAGATGTTCGCCAATGTACAAGATCGTACCATTTACTTACATTAACACCTATTGTTTTATTATTTGTTCCATCTTTTTCGTCAGCACCTGATAAAGCAGAAACGTTTTGTGATTTATGCTCACCTGCTGAAACAGATATATCAAAGTCATTTAATCTAGTATAATAATTACCACTAATAGTTTTATCATTACCATTACCACCAACACTTAATCTTTTATCATAATCTACTGTTGTTCTAAAATTAATTGCACCACCAACAGCGTCTGCTCCCCAATGAGCACCTTGTGACCCTTTGTATACATCTATTTGTACAACATTGAACATAAAGTCTTGACCAACATCATGGGCACCTGTAGGTGTAGAGTAATCATTGATTGGTATTCCATTTAATAATACTAATGTGTGATTAGAGTTTGTGCCTCTTAAAAACACCGATGATTGTTGACCTGTAGGACCCGATTGAGTTATGTCTAAACCTTGAACATAGTTTAATACTTTAGGTAAATCAATTAGATTATACTTTTCAATTTCAGATTTTTTAATTGTATGAGTAGGTGTTATCTTATCACCTAATGCGTTTGAATTGTTTATGTTTGGATAAATTGTAAGACAAGGAATATCATCATCCCATTTACAATCATTTTCTTTGGAATAGGCAACATTAGCCCATACCAAGATTAATATAAGAATTAATCTTATCATGTTGAGTCTCCTTGCTCGTTGTATGGCCTAGGTGGCATTCGGAGTATAACCGTATCAAGTAATCTGAACGAATTTCACGTCACTTTCCCACTACGCTTTTAGGCCATTATTATATAACTATATAGTATCACATTTAATCCAAAATGGCAACTTTCCGAATATAAATAACTGTATGGCTGGCATAGCAAACTTAACAATAGATCAAGGATCAAATTTTACTTACGACCTAGAAGTCACTAACTCTGACGGATCGGCGTTTGATCTTACTGGATTTACAATGGTTGCTAAAACGGCTCAAGGATATGCAACTACTTACCCTAGAGTATTGTTTACTTGTACTTGTACAAGTGATATGGCAAAACTAGGTGTTGTGACTATTAGTTTAACTGCTGATCAAACAAAAGCTATGAAAGCTGGTCGTTGGGTTTTTGATGTTGTTGCAACTCACACTGATAGTACGGTTACTCGTTTATTAGAGGGTATCGCAATTGTCACACCGTCTGTAGTAAAAGCCTTTACTTAATATATTCAAATACTGCTTTGTTCATACCTTTGTGAATAAGTTTAAACTCTGCTTTGTTCATAAAATTTTCTAAACTAGCCCATTTCAAGCCAGAAATATCGTCAAATACCCATACAGTTTGATCTGCTTTTCTTTGATTAAAGAAAACGGCCTCTTTCAAAACAGATAATGTATCATGTGGACCATCAAAGTGTATCATTTCGTATTTGTCTACCATTCTTTTATATTCATCATAGACAGGATAACCATCAGGAAATCTATTCATAAATTCAGTGTCTTCAAAATTAACTAAATGAAACTCTGGATAATCTTCAGCAAAGTTTATTATTGTAGTTTTTCTCATTAAATTATCATAGTTAAACTTTCTTGCTAATACACTATCAGAAGCTGCATAGTCAATATTACCATAAGGGTCAACACCTAAATGAACAAGAGAAGTTTTAGGGTGATGATGTCTATATGCGTCTATAATAGTTTTACTTCCTAGACCTAATCTAACACCAATCTCCATACTTGCACCTATAGGATTTTTTAATCTTTTTACTGCGTCTGCTAATGAATTATATTCAACACTGTCGCCTGTAAATTTTTCTCCTTCGTTTACTTCTAATGCATATTTTCCTGTTTCAGGATCAATACCTGGATATACTCTTTTAACTGCTTTTGCAGTCTTATCAATAAATCTAGTATCTTTGGCACCTTTGCCTTCAACTTCCGTTTTATATGTTGTTGTATCGTGACCTAAATCATTTACTGTTGGTACTTTAGTTTCAGCAAACATATCACGATTATTCATAATTTGACCAACTTGAAACGTACTATTACCTGTGTGTCTACAACGTATTGTAGTATCAGCAAATATTTTAAATCCTTTTGATCTTGCTTTTCTACAGAAATCAACATCTTCAGAAACAGTATTGTTATGATCTAGTGCTGAGTGATAAGTGAAGTAAGGATAACCAACTTTTCTAAAAACTTCACCTTTAATCAAAGCACAACCCATACCACACGCAACTATTTCAAAGAAAGGATTGTCTTTACAGTTTTCAAATGGTATACGTCTAGAGCCGCCGTTAGGACCTGCTTCGTAAATTTCTAATGAGTGTGTACCTGGTATTCTTTGTATATAAAGACCTGACACTATATCTACATCATGTTTTACCATTTTGACTAGTGTATCTTTATCAAAAGCGATATCACTATCTACTGAAAACAGATAGTCATAATGTTCAGCCCATGAGGCTATTAAATTTCTTATTTGATCTATTTGATATCCATAAAAGAATTGAAACTCTACTTTAAATCCTTCTGGTGCTGTTAAATCGTATATTGCTTTGTATGTATCCGGCTCAATATACTTGTTTGTTGGAATTGCTATTAATATTTTTTTCATTGGTTAATTATCCTATTTGCATTTTTTGTTTGTTCGTCACTGTTAATTTTATAATCATTAAGAGGATTTATATCATTATAATTATAGACTATATCAGATACTACTTTTACTTTATTCGGATCGGCTTTTTCTATTAGTGTATAGAATATAGAACCGTCTCCGCCGGCTTTGTACCATTTTTTATTTTCATCTTGAAAATTGCTGTCATCACAACCATTTAAAAGTCCTGCTTTAAATGTTCTTAAATGTGTGTATGGCATATTCCAATTGAATTTATATTTTCTATATTCTTTTTTTCTTTTAATTTCTTCTGGATAGTTTTGCGCTACTAAAGGTATTTTGTCTACCATTGAATAACATGACCCATAAGTAAATTCTGTAGTGCCGTCATAAAGATTATTATAATATTGTAATATCTGATTATCATTTATAAATGAATCATCGCCATCTAAAAACATAACAATGTCATCTTCATTACAATATTTTCTTATAGACTCTATTTGATTTCTAACAGCGCCTTTATTTTCTTCATTACGAATCACCTTTATCCTATCAGATTCAAATTGTTTGGCAACGTTGTAAGTATCATCTGTAGAACAATCATCAATTACAATCATTTCGTAATTATCATAATCTTGTGTAATAACTGATCTAATACAATTTGCAATATATCTTTCTGAATTATAAGTAGGCGATATAATAACAATTTTTTGTTCTTTTCTTCTAGGTATATAATTTTCTTCTAAATTTGTAAATCTTCTACCAAATACTTCTCTAACTCTTGAATTGATATAACTTACTTTTCTATATTCATCTACAGGTAAATAATGTCCTAACATTCTGTAGAAGTGTTGTTTCCATTGTAAAGCAACAGAGTCCCAACCAACAATACCTTTTATCATATTACAAGCATATTGTTTTTGTTGATGTAAATATCTATTGTGATGTGCCATTAATACTTCGCCTACAAATTTTTCTACTTGTCTTTTTTTAGGTATAAATGGAAATAAAGAGTTTGGCTCTATTGCATAATCAATTAAATAACATGCTGATGATACAGCAGTTTCTTCTAAAGCACCAAAACGTGTAGTGATTAAAGGTGTGTTATATGCGATTGCTTCTAAAGAAGATATACCAAACGTTTCAGGAAAAGCACCTGGAAATAATTTATAACTTGCTTTGGCCATTATATCTGCTATTTCAGATTGTTTAATAACTCCTGTAAATTCTATTCCTAGTTCTTTGTTTTTAGGGTCTTGTGACATCTTTAGCCATTCTTGACCTTGAGCGTCCATCTGTCCATCTTTAAATGTGTAAAAACCACCAATACATATTAATCTTGCTTCAGGTATTTTTTGTTTTACTATAGGCCAAATATCTTCTACTAAAGGTTTCATGCCTTTTGTGAAAGCTGCATTGAACACATAAAGATATGGATCTTTTTTTCTTATATCAATTTCATTATGATATTGTACTATACCATTTCTTGTTTGAAAAAATCTATGTTTTAATACTTCAAAATTTCTACGTTTACCATGATCACAATTCATAACATACGTTGAATGAAAATCAGATAAAGTAAATATTTCATCTATATGACCTTGTACTAATAGGTCTTCTAACATAAGATCGCCGTTTGCAAATGTGTCATGCATCCAAACTACTTTATGTTTTGCGTTTGCTTTAATATGTCTATATCTTTGAGGTTGATATCCTTCAAAATGTTTATATTGATTAGGTGCTAAAAAAGGTATAATTGTTCTTAATGAAACAACAATATCAAAGTTAAAATCGTTTTTGTAATCTAAAATAGAATTATCTAGGTACTGTACACCGTCATAAGTTCCTTCTCTTGCAAGATTAGGATCACTATTACAGTTATTAAATATTGTGACTTTAAAACCTAACTTTGATAAGTTTTTGGCCATTAAGATAGTTGCAGACTCGGAACCACCTAGACCTCTCTTTGTCAACGTGTCGCCATCATATGGTAGGCCAATTATGTCTAAAAATGCTATAGAAATCATTTAAAATTACTTATTATATTCACTACAGTTTATTTATAAATATACTATAACAGAATAATAAAAAAAAGTCAATGCTTGGACTTTAATGAGGGGGATTAGTATTCACACATGCCGGTAATTAAGAATGCAGGTGTTCGTGTAGGTCTAGGAAGAATAGGTTTCACAGGATCAGCAGGACCACAAGGTTTTACAGGATCAAAAGGGGATAAAGGTAGTGACGGCTCACCAGGAGGTTACGCCGGTTCACAAGGTTTCACAGGATCACAAGGTTTACAAGGACCTGCCGGTGGTTACACTGGTTCAGAGGGTGCTGTAGGTTTCACAGGATCACTTGGTTATACTGGTTCATCAGGAACAACAGGTTTCACTGGATCAGTTGGTGCTCAAGGACCTGCCGGAGGTTTTACAGGTTCAGTTGGTTATACTGGTTCTGCCGGAGCAGGTTACACTGGTTCTAAAGGCGACACAGGTTTTGATGGCTCAGTAGGATTTACAGGTTCAAAAGGCGATATAGGTTTTAGTGGTTCTAAAGGAGACGCAGGTGCCGATGGATCAGATGGTGCTGTAGGTTTTACAGGATCAAAAGGCGATCAAGGTGTAATAGGATTTTCAGGCTCTAAAGGAGATACAGGCGCCGTAGGTTTTTCAGGATCAAAAGGAGATACAGGAGCTGCAGGTGCTGATGGTGCTGACGGTGCTGTAGGTTTTACAGGATCAGCTGGCGTAGGTTATGCCGGTTCAGCAGGAGCAGGATTTACAGGATCTCAAGGTCTTGTTGGTTTTACAGGTTCAGCAGGAACAGGTTCAGATTCACCTTTAGTATTCACAACTTCAGGAGATTATAGAACACTTACAGGATTTTTAGAAAGTGGTTCAACAAGTACTATAAGAACAGCAGAGTTTCATGGTGACTTATTAAGATTAACTCTTGCTACATTTACTCCTTCTTTTTCAGCTTCATCAACTCCAAGTTCATCATTAAATTGGGATGTTTCTTGTACAGGATTTTCTGTATCAGTAGATAACCCTAGTGATGTCACAAACGATTTTATAAGTTCAGTTTACTCTATCACTCAAACAAGTGGAAGTGTTAACGGTACTTTGTCTAATTATACGGCAGGTAGTTTTTCACAAACACCAGCAGGTGGTGTAGATTGGAATCAATCTTTCACTGTAGACAATTCAAATTCATATATTAGATCAACATCAACTAATCGTAGTGGTGGCTCAGCAGGCGCAACAGTTAAATTTAATCATAATGACGGCAGTGAATCAGAATACACGGCTTCTGATACAAGTTTTTCCGTTAACTGGTCAACAGCGTCTATGAGCGTATCTAAAAATAATGTCAGCGGAAAGACATTTTTAAAAACATATTCAAGTACCTCTTACAGTACAAGTGTAAGCGGCCTCAATAGTTCAAGCAATAGTTCACATTCGCTTTCGGCTACTGGAGGTACTTTGAACAATACATCTGGCAGTGGTTATGTCAGTGGAACATTTACATTCACTGATCCTATCCATAAAGATAACACAGGTACTACTCGTACAATTAGTAATACTTGTACTTTCACAAGACCTGCCAATGTAACCGGTACATCGTACACTGTAGATCAATCATCTACAACATCTAGCGTATCTGCTTCGTTCACATATCCAAGTTTTTGGATTTGGACTTCAAGTACAGGATCCCCTCCAACACTTACGGATATAATAGACGATTCTGAAAGTACCGGTTTTAACTCTAACACGAACCAATTGGCCAATCAGACTCATGATTTTTCCGTCCAAGCAGTGAACAATACTGATTCTAATCCTCGTGCTTTTTGGTTCGCTGTTAGAAATTCGGTTACACAACCGACAACATTTAAAACTGGTGCAAGTTCAGCTCTATTGAGTGATGTATCTACAACAGATGGTGGTACTCTTTCTTTAATACCAAATTCACCACCTAGTGGATTAACAGGTGAATCTTATCACTTATATGGAATTACACTTCAACCAGGAACAACTTATGTGGAGATTAGTTAATGTCTAGTAATTACGACGGATTAACCAGAAACGTATGGCCAGGTACATGGAGTACCGGGACTAACTCCCCTATAGTACTTGATACAGAAATTAGAGGTACTTTACATTCTATCACAGGAGATAGTGGAGATAGATTAACAGATATTCCAGGTGCTAGAATACAAGAAGGTATGTTAGTGTATGTTAAAACAACTTACACATCAGGATCAACAACATACACAGGAGATAATTACTACACTTACAAACTTCAAGGTTCTGAATCTAGAAATTCATCAACAGGTGCCGTTCCTAATGCAGACGCAAACTGGTCATTGTTCAGTGTATCAGGTGGTTCGGGTTATACAGGATCAGCAGGTGCAATTGGATTTACAGGTAGTAAAGGTGACGTAGGATTTACCGGCAGTAAAGGTGATGACGGCGCTACAGGATTTACAGGATCAAAAGGAGACGCAGGTTCAGCCGGTGCAGTAGGATTTACGGGATCAAAAGGAGACGCAGGTTCAGCCGGCGCAACAGGATTTACCGGTAGTAAAGGCGATCAAGGTGTAATAGGATTTTCAGGATCAAAAGGAGATACAGGAGCTGCAGGTGCTGATGGT